CACATAAAACTCTTGAAGTTCTCTTGAGCCTTCCACTGCCGAACCCCAGCGTATCATGAGATAGTTGGAAAACTTTTTCCGCTCTTCTGCGGTGAGATCGTCGTAGAATGATCTAACCTTGCGGTCAAACATCTTCATCTCATTGGCAATGGTCAGTTTATCGCTCATCAGTCTTGGTCAATTTATAGATCATTATAGCACGTTCTAGTGCGTCTTGTAAAGTGGGATTGTTACGAGCCTCACGCCGAATTTCGCCCCACATCTTGTCTTCCATTAGATGATCAAGCAAGGGTCGGCCGTCTGAGGTTTGTTTATCGTAGGATATTTGATGTCCAGTCACAGGATCGTATCCATATCCAACCAGCACACGGTCAGCAGGATTAGCACCAACCTCACGAGCATACACTTCATTACCGTTGCGTTCGTAAATGTAAGTAGCACCCGGTTTAAGGGTTCCCATATTGGTAGCCGTATTGTAGGTGTGCCCAACGCAGAAAACGCTCTAGGCCTTCACGATCGTCAGGATAACTTTCCAGATACACTCTGGCCAGTCTATTGATGATTTCAAATAGTTCAGGTTCAGTGTAGGGCATTTACCAGGCCTTGTTATAGTCCACAATCTCGCAGTTGCGACTGACGTCTTTAACAAAGTACACACAGTCAGGTTCTTCATCATCGTTTAGCGGCACAGCCAACATCTGACCATTTTTAAGTTTGGGTGCATACCATGACACTTCGTGGTACACATCTAGTATTTCAATATCAGGAAAGCTGGGCCTAAAACTGGTCAGCGGATTGAATTGGAACACTTTAAATCCACGGTCATTAATCGACGTTAACGGCAACACTTCAAGGTCTCCCATGTCTGGCTCACCTATTAGGATTTGCCAGTCCATGGGCATTCTCAACGTGTACTCACCTATGCGCAGTACCAAGGCAGGTGCATTAAAACTTTCTAAGAATATCAAAGGAATAAAGTGATAGTCTGGGTCTGCTGGATTGCTGTTGTCTAAAATAGCAAACCGCATGTCATCAACTTCTTCTGGAAGATGATCTAGGTCGTAGTACTGATTGTCTAAAGTTAATATTCTCATATTGTTGTAGTTTACACTTTTTGTTTACTGCTGTCAAGTCTTTTCAAAATTACACCACAGTCCAAAGTCTGGTGCACCACTTGCCAGCCCTGTGCCAGCAGGTACACCACAGCAGGGCCGCATTTGCCAATCCAACAGTCGTTGTAACAGTAGGTGTCATCAAATGCCACAACTGCTTTTGGTGCCAGGCAGCGATACAATAGCATTAACTGAGCTAGGTGTTCAATCTGGCAGGCTTGATTGGTCATTGCAACACCACGTTCAGCGTATTCAGCCATTTGTAATTGAATGGCCGGGCGCACATCGTTTATATCCCAAATGTAATCAAAATTGTCTAGGTACAGTACATCAATGTCTGTGTGACTTTGAGCAAAATTTTTAGCCCAATCGGCGCCAGGCTGTACCACAAACTCTGTGTTGACAAATGTAGTTTCCCAACGACTTTTGGCCTTGCTACTGACGTCTACAGTAATGAGTTTTTTGTTATGATCTGCGGCCATGGCGTCAAGCCATTGTGTGCTGCCTTCGCCTCGGTCTGAACCTATTTCAACAAACACGCTGTTGGCAGTGGGCTCTAAATATGTGCCAATGTGTTGATATACTCTTCCCATCAATAACTCACTTTCCAGTTGCGAATTGTTGGCACATAGGTAAAAACAATGTCTTCCCCTGTACTAAATTGTTGACGAATGTTTTTAGCAACGTTTCCAAACCAACACTTATTATCATTAAGCACAACGTCTTTGTAAAACGCTTGCCATCGTAGAACTATCATTGAATTAACAAATTTGCTAGGCACTGTAATTGAGATTCCAGCCTCGTTAATGTGCCGAGACAAATTAACTTCAACAGCATTAGTAGCGTGAAGTTTTTTAAGCTTCAAATCTGTAAATCTGTCTAGCATGGTGAACAAACGATTGAGTTGATTAGCTCTGAAGAAAATTCATATGCTTCACTGTGGCTAAGATCCAATACAAACACAGGATGGTCTTCGTATACTTCGGCCCAAATTTTAAATCCGCCAGGTATAAATTCACCACAATGTTTTGTTGCATGGTTACTCAACTGTACAATATCTTCACCAAAAATTTGTGTGTTAATTGTTTCGCTGACATAGACATCAGCAGGAATATCTAATAAAACAAAATCTCCGTACACGGCTTCAATGGTATTACTATAACCAGCTCTAGATAAATTAGCACACAGATACTGGTACCTAGCTTCATTTCTTTCAACTGCAATGACTTTTTTTGCACCAGCTTGAGCAGCTAATACACTAAGAAGGCCAGTACCTGCACCAATGTCACAAACTACCTTGCCAGGTGCTGCCTGATCTATTGCTTGTTTGTAAAAACTATTCCTACCAGTATCATTTAACATGGGTAGGAAGACACCATCATCTTTAAAAAAGTCCAGGCTCATTTGATCTTCATCCACTCAAGTTTTTCTTGAGTAAACGGATAGTTGGCTTCTCTGTAGAATTGTTTGCGCTTGGTCAAATGACGTTTGGCAAATTTACAGGTTCCCGGGTTCCACAAGAACCAAATTAAAAATCCTAGGGATATTAATACCCACAGCGGCAACACCATAGGTAGCCACAATAATCTTATCAGTGCTGTCCGCCACTTCGTCATATTCATCTTGTCTATCTTTTGCTTTGGTTGCACCTGACACAAACACAGCACGTTCGCCCAGTCGTTCAACCAACTGTCGGCCGCATTCGGTGCGATCCACCAGTACTAGGGTGTTGCCTGTTTCATTTACATGGCGTATGAGTTCACTCATGGCATCTAGTCTGCCTGACTCTTCCAACAGGTATTTAAGCTCGCTTTGGTAGTTGGAGTACTCCACATGGTCCTGCAACTGCACAATGTTCACATGACACTGCGCTAACACCCCTTGTTGTTGCAGCTCATTGGCACTGAGACGGCCTATCACTGGTCCCAGGCTCACCAACAAGGCTTGGCTTTCAAACTTTTCTTTGGGGATGGTTCCAGTCAAACCCCAGCGAATTGGCACTCTTGCCATCACGCTTGTGAGCAGGGTTTTGAGTGCATCTGCTTTGGCCATGTGTACTTCGTCTACCATCACACACACCACATCCTCAATAAAGTCTTGTATGGTCACTTCACCTACTCCAGCCTTGGTATTCTTTAACAAAACATTTAGACTTTGCCAAGTGCAGATGGTATGTGTGCGTCCATGTTCTTTTCTGTCGCCAAAGTAAACACCCACATCCAAGCCAACATTGCGATAGTCTTTTTCTGTTTGTGTAACAAGACTCTTGTTAGGCACAATTACAATACTTCGACCGTGTGGCTCTACTGCGGCACTCAAGGTAGCTGTCATTATAGTCTTGCCTGCGCCTGTGGCCACTTCCTGTATGCATTGTGGGTTGGTCAAGAAGTTGTTCACAATCTCTACCTGATAATCACGCAACATGATAGGTTCACCTTCTGCAGGATGTCCTTTGGGCCAAGTCTTGTGTGCAAATGTTTGTTCTGTAACTTGATCAAACTCAAATGTAGTTGAGTAGTCGCGTTGATCGTCTAGCTCAACATCCCAGTTATACTGTTCCAGTATGGGCAAGATCTCTGGCAAGAGATTGGTGTAGGTTGATCCACCCAATTGGAAGTAGCTGACTTTTCCATCCCACCTGCCCAGTCTCACTGCGGGTAGATATCTAGCATAAGGCACATCATACTTGAATGCTGTGACCAAGCGGCGACGCATGTCAAGGTCTAGGCCTTCTAACTTGATGTTAACTTCATCTCGAATTTGTATGGTGCATCGTTTCATTGTATATCAACTTCAAGCACACGTTGTTGGCGTGCTATTTCTTGTATGAGTTGTTGTGGTTGTCCGGCATACTGCAAATCTGCCACAGGAAAACGCAAGGGTTGTGCTATTGCATTATACACACTTGTGATGCCATGGGCAAGAAAAAAATCTTGGTGTTGATCAATGTACTGTTGCATACCTGGCTCTTTGAAGCTTAAATCGTGATTGAAAAATACCACATGAAAATCGGCACTGTAGTGACCAAAAGGTCGGAATGCATCCTCACCTATATACTCATCATTGTCGTGTGCTAGGTCCTCAACTGTTTTTCCAATTTCACAATAATTGAGATACACAGTTCCAAATTGTATTTGCGTTTCGCCCCATTGCGCCAACTGCACAGGATCAAGTTTCTTTGTCTTGGGCATACCAAACCAAGTGCAAACAAATCTTGGTTTCACACCTTCAAGCACAGTCTCACATCTATGTACTGCCAGGTTCAATTCTGACAGTGCCTGTCTCACAGCAACTGGTGCCTGTTGCCAGTATTCTGATGTCTGTTGATCTAGCAGTCCATGGTAGCGTTCAAAAATGTTGTGCAAG